CGGTTAGGTGGCGCATCTTTGTGTTCACCTCACCCTTAACATCCGAGGTCAATATCATGCCCATCTTCGCGAGTGTCACGGCTATGTTGGACTCAATGAACATCTCCTCCAGCCCTTCACTCACAGCAAATGTGTTGTCGTCACCAATGACGATCAACATAACAAGCTTGAAGAACTCTGGTATTTTCGAAACGTCACCATCGTGTTGTTGGACATAATGGTAACAGAATGAAGCCAAGTTCATGTCTGAATTACCTGGCGCAGTGAGCGCATTTCCGCTGGGCCACCCAAAACCCTTGAGGGTTCCTTCCACTTTGGTAGCCCATTGCTCAATAACGCCACCACGAATGTGTTGCGATTGAAAGAGCATTCGCAACAGGGTGTGTCTTGCCTTACACTCATCTTTTGGAGCACCTTCGTAAAACTTGTCGGTACTTCCCTTCAATGCAAGCCCAATCACTTCGTTGAGATGTCCATCCCAACCTTGGTAATCACCTGCTCCACAGCGTGGCTGATCACCGCTTTTGGCTTCCATTTGCTTTGCCAATGAGTCCCAACCCAATCCATAAGGGTTGAGGCCAATGGCTGTCCCACTTTTAACAGGACTTGCTTGGATCGATTCCATATACGAACCAAAGAGCATTCGCATGACAATGGTCAGCTCAAGGGGAGAGGCAGACACCAGTCTGGATTTCCCAGCTTGAACCTTTTCAATCTTCCTTCTTTCGTCTTTCAAATTATCGGTGAAGAGTAAGTCAACATCTCCACCAGCCAACAACACCGACATGATGATGTTGACCCTTTTGAGCAGGAGAGGGAACATTGGTCCGGGAATAACTTTCCCTCTTTCATCAATGAAATAAAATTGGTCCTTCCCTATTTTCTGTGCACTCCACGGGTAACCTGCTGAAGTGCTTGAATCAATAGACTTCAATGCACTATCAACTTCTCCCTGGATAGCTGCGCGGAGGGACAGCATGTCAAATCCCAATTTTGAGTGGGATCGGTGCAATGCACCAAGATGTTGTCCTATCAAGTACATCAAATCACCGTCAATATCGGCGTCTGTTTGAACGTAGGTTTGCCTAGCATTCCCGTAATACTTCGGAGCACAATTGGACAAAGCAGTCGTTCTGCTTTTTGGCTCAACTGTTGTCCCTAAAAAGGGCACTTTCTTGGTCTTTGAGTGGACACCCGATTTCAAGGGCGCATTAAAGGTGTGAACTATCCCTGTGTGAACTGAGGAATCATAGGGAAGACCATCCTGAGCATTGATTTCAGATTTTTGATATTCCTCAATCTCTGGCAAGTCTTCCACTTCGTCGAAATTCACGCCATCAATGGCGAAACGAACGTCCTCGCGAGGTATCCTAAAGGCAAATCCATTCGCCTTGTTGTCACCCGCAACATGCATTCCAAGAATCTGGCCACCTGTGGTGCCATCATTCGATAGCAAGATCGAACCACAATCCCCATCTTTCGTTTTTATATCATAACCAAAGAAGAGGTCCACCCAAACTTTTTCTCCAGTTCTCGTATCAAACTCGATGCTTGAACCCCCAACTGTTGTCGTGGAATTCTCAAATGCATCGCAATTGACTAACATGGATTTCGGTCCTGAATGGTGGTACGTGTTCATCTTTTTCTCGATCATGAAATGTTTCATGATATCAATGTGTTCACGAATCAACTTCGTGTTCAAAAATT